CATCCTTGTTCACCATGGCGTTGCCGATTTCTTTTTCCAAAGCGCGGCCGCCGGTCGCGCGGCGCTTACGGTCGGCGCGCATCATCGGCTTGTCGGCGGAAACCTTGCCGCCCTTGTTGTAGAGACGGGCGCCTTTGCCAACAGGGCGAGCGCCGGTCTTGACGTCGGCGTTCAGCGGCTCTGCAGGGGACCACGTAGCAGAAGTTGTCGCCTGGTCTTTATCCAGGGTTCCGGGGGCGGCGAGACGCCGGGCTTTCGCCTTTCGGTCCTCGCGGGCCTTTTTAGCCAATTTATACATTCTTTTTCTCCAGCCGGGGAAAAGCAGGCGTCCCTGCATTCGCGATCTATCGCGAATATTTAGATATTACATCAAGTGCGCCATCAATAACAGAGCCACCTTTTTCATAAGCCGGGAGCCCCTTGAGAATAGCGGCACGCATGCGCGGCGTTATTTCAAGAGAGTGCAAGTCGTGGTTTTTTTCATCACCATCATCATCTTCGTAAGAGATGTTGAACTTCCCGAATTTCGCGTCAGGGTCAAGCTTTGAGACAAGCTTCTTCATACGCTGCGGGACAAGGCGATCATAATAGCCCTTCATGCCTTCGCCGCCGATAGAAAGATCCTGCCCTCGCAAATGATGCGTAGCCATATTGCCGGACATTTCCGGCTCCTGCTCCAAAAGGCGTGAGGCGACTTCTTTGCCAAGGTATTTGTGAAGCTCGTCCTTCTCCACTTTCTGACCAACAGCCTCCGAGCCGTCATGCGTAATCGCGCTCAGGATCTTATTGTCAGGCGACCACATGACGTGCTTGACCTGATTGCTCAGGTCATATCGCTCTGCCTGATCTTTCCCGGGCGTCCAGACAAGCTTCTTGTAGCCGCCTTCAGCGGCTTCGCGCAGGGCGCGCTTTAGCGCAAGATCGGTCCAGCTTTCTGTTGATGTGACGTGCGGGGCAGACGGTAGTCCTGTTTTTATATTTAATTGGCTTAAAGCGAGTTCAGCATTTTTATATTTATCTTGTAACTCAACCTCTCTATTTGCGACATCAGCAAAATATTTGCGCGTCATTGGCTCTGAATTTTGCAAAAAAGAGCGAAAATGATTCATTTGGGTTTCTATCGGCAATGCTCGAAGAGCATCGGCATCTTTCCTAAATGTTTCAACATCTTCTGGTGTCATCATCCATTTTTTCTGAAGCTCAGGATCGTCATATTTTGCATGCTGGGCGTCCGTCCATTCATTATATTTTTGCAATGCCGCCTTTTTCGCTTCTATTAGCTCATTTAGGGCGGCATCCCTTGCTGATGAGAGCATTTTAAGTCTGTTTGGATCAACAGCCCTTTGGAATCCTTCGTCTCTTCCTTCCTGCCCCCAATCGCTTTGCATCTCCTCAACATGCAAAATCTTCTCGCCCATATCACCGCGGCGATCAGACATGCGAAGGTGAGCAACGACGTTGGGGACATTCCAATGGGAGGATTGATAGCTATTTGCGCTATATTCGTCCTTCAGCTTTTTAAGCTCTCTCTCAACGTCATTTTTTTCTCTCCTGATATCGGAAACGCGTTTATATGCTTCCAATGTATCAGGATGTCCCGGCTCATTTTCTTCGCTAATTCTTTTCCAATTAGCCATGGCGTCGGCACTTTGACGCGACAGGTCGTCAAATCTTTGGCTGACTTCTTTTAAGTTATCAGACCCCTTGCCGGGCAAATGCAGAAGAACTTCCCGATAATTTTCACCATCCGGGATCGTATAGTCATCATACCTGGCTGCGTTTTCTTTGCGCCACGACGGATTGTAAGTTTCCGATATCTTGTCCTTTAATTCCTCCGCCTCGTCCGTCTTCCCCTGCACAAGAAGGGACTGACGCTCGCGATGCATCATTTCGGCCAGAGCCACAGGATCGTATTTAACCGTCTCCTGAAGCTGTGGCAGATTCTCCTGAAAGTGCCGCGCGACTTCCTTCGGATCCACGCTCTTCTGCCCAGCAAAAGCGTCTCTAACGCCTGACCAATCAAGCTCTTCGGCTTTGACATTGGGCGATCCCTTTATCTTGTTCAGGATCTGGTCAATCGGGGCGCGCTGAGGAATTGTGCTCGCCGCCTCGGCCGCCGCACTGTAGAAGCCCATCGGCGTTAAACTGCGCGGCTCGTCATCAACGGAGCCGCCGTCAGCAAAGCCACGCCCATACATGCCACCCATGCCGCTAAAGAACGACCCAAGCCCCATGCCGAACATCGGGCCAAAAACGTCAAAAAAGCCTCCCGTCGGATACCCCGACGTCTGCCCCGTCGGCATCGGCTGCTGCGGCGACGGAGACGGATAGCCGCCGCCGAAGCCCTGAACATAATTCGGCAAGCGGGAGATTGAGCCCTGCTGCGCAGCCGGCAGAACAGGCGGCTGCAGAAGGCCACTTGGCGTCTGTTGCGCGCGGGCGTATGGAGAAGCCTGCTGCTGCTCGTTTATTTCATTCTGGCCCTGCGGGACGTTGCTGGTCGTGAAACGCGAGCGAGAGCCTTTGAAGCCCGGGGAGAAGCCCTTAAAGCCTCCACCCATGCCGCCGCCATAGAACTTGCCGGCGCGATCTTCGTGCGGCTCCTCGCGCTCAATGCGGCCGCCGTCCGCGCGCATGTGAACGTTCGGATATTTCCACTGGCCAGCAAAGCTTGGCGTATGGCTGCGGGAGACGATGGGAGCCGCGGCGAAAGCCCATTCAACAAGGCGCCGACCGAATTGCTCCGGCTCTTCCATATCCAGCTTCGGGCCGGGGATGGAGCCGCCATAGGCTCTTGTAATCTTTTTGCGAGCTATAATTGCCCCCCGAGAAATCTCAGCTTCCGGAAAAACAGACTTTATCTCCGGGAGATATGAGGCAAGCTTTCTGTTTTCCTGCCATCCATCCCGCGTTGATGTCCCACGTCCGCTTCCATTCCCCTCATATACTGAAAAATAAGCCTCTCCGTCTGGCTTTAAATATTTATGGGCGTTTTTAATGACGCTAATTCTGTGTTCGGGCTCCTTAATTACATTAAGGACATTAGCTACCGTCGCCATATCTGCGGGGTTCTCAGCAAACTCATTATGAACAGAATTGTTGTGATCTTCTGGCCTGTTAAATGGGTCAAATACCTTGCTGTTTATTTCATATTTATCGCGAAGGTGGTCTGTTCCTTTATCAAAACGACCGCCGCCGATATCAATATTTCTGGCGTTTTGTTTGCCGGAAAACGCAGGGTGGTTAAATAACGCAGGAACCTGATTGCGAGATGTTTTCGCAGAATTAAACTCCTGCGCCGGCTCAACGCCCATCGCCGGCCGGATATCTTCGTGCGTTTCAACGCCGGTTGCCGGCTCGACGCCCGTCGCGGGCACTATGTCGTCATGCGTATCGACGGGCATCTCTGACCTCTTATTTAAAATGGTCGGACAGCTTTACCTTTTCAGGCTCTTGCTCATGCTCAACTGAACCGCCAGTGGCAAATGCAGGCTCGCCCGGCAGTTCATCCCATTCATACCATTCCTTGCGCGAGTAGTTGGACGAGTCATGGTGCTTGTCCAAACCCGGGAACTGCGCATAAAAGTGACCGCGGTCTAATTCAGGCTTTTCCATTTACTTCCCCTTCCCTGCTTGCGGCTTGATGCTGACCCTGAAGTTGGTGGCAATCGGGTTGCCATCCTCATCACGCTCAAGCGTGCCCTTCGGCGTTTTCTTGAACTGCGGATCATACTTCACAAAGAAACCTTTGGATTCGACGTGCGCTGTGTCGTTCTTGCTGGCGACGTTCTTGTTCTTCAGGCCGACAATGACGCCCTCTCCGGGGTTTTCAATGCTGTCCAACGGTCGAAAGTCGTGCGTGTCGCCAGAAATTACGCGATAAACCTTGCCGGTCTCCTCGTCGTGAACTTCCTGCGGGATGGCGTCTTTATGGCTGAAAGCCATGGCGACATTGTTGCCTTGGTCAAGACGCCGACGCATCTCCTTCCAGTTGCTGTGCGGGTTATCAACGCCCTCCTGAGAGACGCCCGTTGACGAATAGGTGTAGTGGTGATTTGGCGCGACGGGATCATAGCCCATTTTCGTGTAGTCGTAGAAGTCGACTTCCGGGTGGCCTTTGATAATCGGCTCAAGAATTTTGGGGCTCAGATCGGAAAGAACGTTCAGGCGAACGCCAAGCTTGTTACCATTGTATTCAGCCTCGCGCTTGGCGCTCTGAATCTCGTCAAACAGGCGAACGGCGAAAGCCTCGGGCTCCTGCAGCATCGCAATCGTTTTGTTCAGGCTGTTGAGACGCGGCCCCTTGAACGCATCAAGGTCGCGTCCGCCGCCAACCTTAAAGTAATTGCCCGACGTCTTCCCAAGGCACTCGTCCTTGCAAGACGCATGATTTGGACACGTCTGGAAGTTGCCCATCTTGAACGCCGGCGAAAGTGCAAGGCCGGTCGTCTCAACTCCCATGCCGTCAACTTCAAGCGGCTTCCCGCCCTTGTAGCCGGCCTCCGCCTTCATGAGCTTCTCGTTGCGGCCCAGAAGCGGGACAGGCTTGCCATCCTTGCGCATGCCGATATACGGCGCCAGCTTCTCAATAGCCGACTTTGTATTGGCGACGCGCTCCTTGTAGGGCAAATTCATATGCTCTTCGATGGCCTTATTGAACGCGTCCGTTAGCGTCTGGACGCGAGGCATGTTCGCCTCCTCCTCAGCGCGTTCGGCCCACGGGGCGCCTTCCGGAACGTTATACATCGAGCCAAGCGTGCGCTTCGGCTGATAGCCAACGCTACCTTCTGCGCCCGGCGCCGGCATGCGCGGCGTCGGAGCCGGAACAGGCGCGTCTCCTCGCACTTCGCCAGCGACTGTGAGCGCCTGGCTTACAGGGTCGGGCTCGCCGCCATCCGCCATGACCTGCCGGCCAACATGCGGCATATACTGCGTCGGATATTCGTCCTCCAGAAGACGACCGCCGTCGGCCATCTGCGGCTTGACTTCCAACGTCGGGGAAAGCTGCGACGTCTGCGTCTTCAGCCTGTCGCTGATGATATCAAGCGCACGATCAATAATTCTAGACATTTGGTGCGCCCTTGTTCATGTCGCGCAGAAGGTTGGCGAGGAACTGGTCTTCGCGGCTGCGGCGATCTTCCGTCTTATGGTGCGAATCAACCACCCGATCCGCTTCCCTGTGCTCGGCCTCAAGCCCCATCTGCTGAGCCTCAAGATTGAGCTTATCACGGCGGTTCTGTGCGTCCATCATCTTGGCTTCAGCCTCAAGTTCCTTTGACGGATCCTGCTGGCCCTTCGCCTTCATGCGGACTTCCTCAACCTTTGCCTCAGCAATGATGCGACGCGTTTCTGCGTCCATCATGCGCGCCTGCGCTTCAGACTGTGAATCGGCGATGGACGCCTGCGCGACGGCCTCCTTGGCGTCAGCTTCCTTCTGCAGGATCTTCAGTTCTTCAATCGCCTTCATCATCTCAGGCGGCATCTGCTGCTTCTGGTCATCCGGCGCGAGGAACTGCTCAGGATTGCTCCAGCCAATCGCCCGCATGGCGGCGATATCAATGGCCTGCGCGTTATACATCGACGGGTTGCTCTGCTGCAGTTGCTTCAGCGCCATAACCTTCATGATGCGCTGCGTATGGCTGGCCGTATTGGGGTCAGCCTGCGGGACAAGCTCGCAGTCATCCAGAGCCGCAATAAACGTCGCCTCGTCCCACGCCAACGACGGGCGCCGGCACTTCATGTAGAAGCTTTCGGGATGCTCGCGGAAGCAGCGAACAAGAAGGCTGAACTCCTCCGCCTGCGCGGCGTGAATGCGCTTATGGACGCTGTTCATGATCTTGGTGGCCTGGTCAATCAGCGCCAGCGTCGTGCCGACAGGCGCGTCGGCGCGGCCCTCACCGACGGCAAGCTCTGCCGTCCCGCCGACGCGCTGCCCTGTCTCAACGACATTCTGGACAAGCTGCATCATCGGAGCGCCGGGCTCCTTGTAGGGCAACGGCATGATGGCCTGATTGATTGGAACGCCGCCCGTCTTGACGAGCGCGCCGCCGCCCGGAGGCACGCGGAAGATATTGGTATTCTGGCGGGCCCCCGTGTCGGCCATCAGGAAGCCGGGGAAGTTCGCATACATGCCGGCGTCAAGCATCTCGCGCCAGGCTGCAGTCACCGCATTCGTGGTATTACCCAAAATATGAAGTAGACCAATATCGTAAAAACCCATACCGGGAACAAAAGTATATTTGACAAAATTCGTGCGAGTCTCCGGAAGCTCGTTTCCTTCTTGTCCCGTCGGCTCATCGTAGTTCCTCACGATAGCAAGTATCTCTCGCGATGAAACGTCGATTGTAACACGATACGGGATTTCCAGCCCTGTTATCTTCCCCTTGTGGCGATGCTCAAAGCCCGGGATATCCAATTCGCAATAGCACTCGTAAATCTCGCGATCACGATCTTCTGCGTTGATGGATTCCGTTGAAATGCCCTGTTGCGCCATCTTCTCGCGCTGAACGGCGTCAGGGCTTTCCTGCCCGGGCGTGGTCAGGTCAATGTCGCGATAAACGCCAAGAATCTGCAGCCGCTTTACAGTCGACGGCCGCATATAAACACGATGCGTGACGCGCTTGGCGTCAGTTAGCGTGGTGGCCGAATTGTTAACGATGAGGTCATCTGCATCCACCGTTTCGCTGACCGGGCGACCGCGTAGGGGGCAGAAATAGACTTTCTTGAAAGCCGTTCCGCCGAAACCCAGCATAAACAGCATCCTGTCAGTATCAGGATAGTATTCTTTGGCTGTCGCTGTGAGGTAATGGTTCAAATCCTTCTCAAGCGCGTCGGCAAGCAAGTCCTGACGCTCATTGGAATCAACCGAATCAACCCGAACCTTGACCGGACCGTCAGTCGGCAGAAGCTCTGAACGGGCATTCGCCTGAAACCGGAGAACCGCCTCAAGCATCAGCGGGTGGCGGACCTTGGACATGCCCTCAACAGGGGCGCCATCGGTCGCGCCCTGTAGCTGCGGGATTTCAACAGTCAGGCCAAGCAGCTTGATGCCCTGCGCCCTGTCTTCGACCCAATCCTTACGGCTATCAAGATCGTCCCCAATGCCGCGCAGAAGGTCGCTGGATATGGCGGAAAGTTCGGCGCTATCAATCTCATCAACAAGGTTGCGGAACCAATCAGCGGCCTTCTCTGCGTCGCTGACGCGCTCTACCGGCTCCCCGTTCAGGGAGACAGTGACGGACCCGTCGTCATTGGCCAGCCGGATGATGTTGCCCTGGTCGTCGTATTCGTTCCTGTCCTCGCCGTCCTCAAGAATTTCGACGACAAGGTCTTCCGCTTCGCCCAGCCCCGCGGGCCCCTGCTGGCGGATAGAGGGCGACAGCCCCGGCACTAACGACATATCAGGAATCCTTGCTTTCAATCAGGATTGTGATTTCATCGGAAAAGCGCTGGAGCCCTTCGACGGCCGCCATATTAGCATCCACGGCGCTTATTTCATAGACGCGCACATAGTCGTTGGGCGCCTTGCCCCACGCCTCCACCCGGTAGCGGCCCAGCCCCTGCCCGTGCGCCGGCGGCGGTTCAATGACGTCAACAACGGCGCTTGCGGGAATCATCAGGTCTTCCTTGCTATACTGGATAGAGCGGCTCCTCCGAAGAGCCTGTATGCATTCTACTTTCGTCGAGCGACGAAGTCCATTCTTCGTTACGGATAAGCACCCCGATTTGTCGCAGATGCCGCAGCGCCATGCTAACCGTGTCGACAAGATCGTCATGCTTCGCCCGCGGGAATTGGGCCGCCTGGGTAATCACCATATCGGCCCACGACCTATCAGGCGCATAAATCAACCCTTCCGCAAACAGATGCTGCACGCTGTAGAGACGCGACAGTTTATCCTGAGATTTGGGATCCACAAGCTCAACATAGAAATCGTCGTGCCCGTATATCCTGCGAAGCTCCTGCGCGACGCTATGTCCCGCAGCCTTGTTTTCAATCAGAACCTTTTCGCAATTATATCGCTGCATCGTCTCCCGAACGCGCTCAACCAGGTCGTGTAGCTCCAGCCTGTCCTGCCATGCATACATGAGCATGCAGCGAGGGTGCTCCTGCGTATATGTTCTTTCCAGAGCCGCCATCATCTCGCCGTCGCGGGTCGGAACGCGCGTAATCTGCGCCGTCTGGTCGCCGCCGGACCAGACGCCCCAGACCGTCATGGCGCTCGGGTCGTTCTCCGCCTTCGTCGTATATGCGCAGTCTAGCGCCGCAATGACGTAATCAAACGGCGGATAGGATTGCCCCTCCCAAAGATGCCACCACTCCCGCTTGATGACGGCGCCACCGCGGGGCTCAGGCGACTGCTGATATTGGCCGGCAGTCGCATAAGGCCCCATGACGCGCTCGTCTCTCTCAACCACTTCAAGAGGGAAGCGCGCGGGGAATAGAAGCTCTCCCTCCTCGCGGCGGGGGTCTTCGCGACCCAGCATCGTCGGCACGGCGCGCATCGGGTCGTAGCGCATTGGAAGCATAATATGGTCGTAGCCAAGGCCCTTCTCCAGAATTACGCCGCTTGTGTCCTCTTCATGCAGCCGCTGCATGATGACGATGATCGCCGATTCAATCGGTTTGTTCAGTCGGCTGGGGACAGCTTCAAGAAACCACTCCTTACGCGTCTCACGCACAGCATCTGACGCCGCATCTTCAACGCTGAGCGGGTCGTCGATGATGACCCTGTCACCGCGAGCGCCGGTAATGGACCCGGCGGCGACAGCCTCCCGAAACCCGGTTGATGTGTTCTCAAACTTGGTTTTGGCGTTCTGGTCGCCCGTCAGCTTTACGCGGTCGCCCCATCGGGACTGATACCATTCGCTCTGAATCAGGCGACGCATCTTGGTCGAATCGCGAATGGCAAGGTTCTGCGAGTGCGAGGCGCAGACATACCGCAGATGCGGCATGTTCATCGGTCCCCATTCCCAAGCTGGCCAGAAAACATTGGTCAGCAGAGACTTCATCGTGCCGGGCGGGACGTTGATAAGAAGGCGGTTGTAAAAACCGCCGTCTTCCTTCTCAACGCCATATGTGATCGCTTCGAGATGCTCGCAGATGAAGTCAATGTGCCAGCCGTGGATATACTCCGCGCCGGGCTCGATGACATGCCAGGCTTGCCGGACGAACTCAGCGAGGCTTTCCTCGCAGTCCGCCCGGTCAAGATCAACTAGCTGGGCGTCAACATCTATGCCCTCAAGCGTTATCGTCATTGCCCGACTTCAACTTCCTTCTCTTCAAAATGCCGAAGCAGCTTCTTATCGAGCCGCTGCGTTAGGCGCTCATCAAGAACAATCGTCAGCGCAGTCAGGATTTGAGCAAACTCTCCCATTGTCAAATCCGAGCGCGGCTTGAACTCCAGAACCTTGCGCTTTCCCGCGATTACAGTATCCGGCTCTATTTCCATAACAGCTCCCTTCCCTATCAGGATGTAAGATTGTTTACTGTTGTGACAACGGCGTCCATGCGAGCCGTCTCAATGATTGGCAAGGAATACGGATTGGACGGGTTCTGAGCCAACCATTGAACGGCAATCGGCCCGACGCCTTTCGCCATCCAGTATCGGGCGCCGCCGCCCGGTTTGCCGCCCCATGCCTGCATGTAGGTGAAGACAAGGACGTCGTCGTATAGCGACCCGTCCTGAAGCCGGAAGCTATCAAGCAGCGCTTCATACTGGCATATCTGAATGCCGCTGGAGAAAGCCGGCGGCCAAGACTGCAGCGGGCTCATTTTCGGGTAGTTTATGTAGACGCCCCCGATATCAACATATTCGCCCCAGCCAATAGGCGGGTTCATCACGACCTTCTTCCCGCCCGGGTAATCATCGCGCCATTCAGCAATTCCGGACCCGGGGCGATATTGATAATACCACGTATCCTTCCAGTTCAGATGCGCGTCATAGTCGATATAGAGCATGCTGTCGCTGCCCTTATCATACGCGAATACCGCCGTTATCGGCGGCATGCTGTCGTCAATTGCCGTATAGTCAAATCGGCGAAGCATCGGGCCCATGAACATGGGCCAGTATTCAGGAACGAATATTTTCGTCATCTCTTTTCTCCTGAAAGTGACGGTCAGCATATTTCGGAAGTTTACTCTTCAGGTCTTCGTTTATTTTAATCATCATCAGAACCTTAAGAATCTGAGCAAGCTCATATGCTGTTATGTTGCTCTGCGGGTTAAACTCATACCATTTGTCAGCCATTTGACGCTCCAAGCTTCTCTCTGATGATGACAATTCGCGACAGTATCGTTTTGTAATTCTTGGCCCCGATTTCGGCCGCTATCTGAACAGACGTCTTGCCCTCCTTGTGAAGGGCCCAGATTTTCTCCTCGTAAGCAGTCAGGGCTGAAGGATCCTTGAACGCCCGATTCGTTTCTCTTTCCTTACTCATTACGCTCTCCATTCCAATATCAATAGCTTCTATCTCCATCGCCATCTGTGGCGCCTGCGCCGATGCTTGCGTGGCGCCCGCTCCTCGCGCGGCTTGTCTATGACTTTCTCTGGGTCGGCTTTCGTATCTTCAGATTCCGCTTTCGGCGCTTCGCATTTCGCCACAGGCGGGCACAAAACAGGCGGCGCATCAATAACGACAGGCTTCAGAACATAGCTTGTCTCAACCTTACGCTCAACCTTGTGAACGCCGCAAGTCGGCTGCTGAATCTCCGATTCGTAAAGCGTGACGGCAAGGCCGACAGCCATCCCTGCAGCCAGAAAAGCGGCATTATCAATTCTCAATCTTCTCTCCCTTCAGCGCGGCGCGGGCGGCGTCAACTGCCGCAAGGTCTCTCTCGTATGGTACGCTGCCTTTCGCATACAGATAGTCTACCCATGACTCTAACGCGTCAGCACAATCTGTCAGCACCGTCCTCAGAACCGCAATCTCCCTCGCCTGTGCTTCGAGCGCGTCGGCGGCTTCTTCGCATTCGTCAATTTCAGGATAGCCGCGCAGCCGCTTCACCAGTTCTATGATGTCAGTCATTTCTTCTCTCCATTCAGCGCGGCGCGGGCGGCGCGGAGGTCGTCAATATTGATTTGCCATTGCCACGTTTCTTTTTCATCCCATGCGTTGGCAAAAGGTTTCAGCGCTGCCTCCAGTTCCGCGATGCGGGCGTCTGCTTTTTTTGCTTCGTCCCGCCAGCCGTTGAGCATCTCTTCAAGATGCTTTTCGCGCCTCTCAAGCTCCGTGATGCGCTCACGGGCCTGCTCTTTTGCTTCATTATATCCCTGCTTAAAGGCAGACATTAACAGGTCCGTTTCGCTCATCACTTCTCTCCATTCAGCGCGGCGCGTATCTTTTGGGAATTGTTGATAGTCCTGTCGCCATCGCCGTAGCCATAGCCATTGCCGTAGCCGTAGCCGTAGCTGAAGCCGTAGCCGTAGCCGTAGCCGTAGCCGTTGCCGCTACTGAGGGCATCACCATAACCACAACCATAACCATAACCATAACCAAAACCATCACCAAAGCCATAGCCGTTGCCGAAGCCGTTGCCGAAGCCATCGCCACCGCCATCGCCGTAGCTGAAGCCATTGCCGGAGCCGTTGCCGAAGCCGTTGCCGCCGCCTCGGCCAGCGGGAATGAAGCGGGGGCTCATAGCCCCCACCCGTCCGGAACCGGAACGCTAAAAACCTCCGCCCCTGCCGGGATATCGACATCCGCTACCGGGCGAAGATCGGCTTTCGCTTTCTGCGGGTCCGCAACCATGCCGGAGAACCCGAGGCTTTCCCACTTGAATACATGCAGGGCTTTACTCAGATAAATGCGCCCATTTTCACGCGTCACGTCGCCTGCGAAAATCCATCCGCGATCTACGACGACGACAGCGCGGGTTCTGGTTGCTGATTTAACAGGACGATACTCAATGCCATTGATAGTCACGTTTTCCATTTTATTTCCCTCCATTAAGAGTAGTCTGCGCTTCGAGTGCGTCGGCGGCGGCTGGTCCGAAAACATAGCGTGTTTCCGAGTCGCGCATCCGCTTCACAAGTTCGCTGTATTCACTCATCACTTCTCTCCATTCAGCGCGGCGCGGGCGGCAGCAATTGCGACTTCGTAATCAAGCATCATCTTTTCCTCGTCTTTGTGATATGTGCTATCATAGTCGACAAACTTCTGGACTGCATCCCGCAACACGCCGTTCGTCGCCTCCAGTTCCGCGATGCGGGCGTGTAACGGCTCAACGTCGCGCATCTTCTCTCGCGCCTCGTCCATGCAAGCCTCTATCAACTTAAATATGTCTGAGCAGTCTCTGATCATCACTTCTCTCCCTTCAGCGCTTCGTCGGCTTTCGCCAAACAGCACCCCCACTCGTTGCGTTGGCTAAAAGGCATATCCATTTCGTCAACGTCATACGCCGCCTCGCGCAAATCTTTCAGCGCCGCCTCCAGTTCCGCGATGCGGATCGACGCACGCTTGATGCAACCCATATCTCGCTTACGCATAGCCTCCAGTTCTTCGATCGCCTTCGCCTGCGCTTCGATTGCGTCCGCAAGCGCGTTGCTCAGCGGGTCCGGCGTCGTCTGTGCGGGATATGTCGTCAGGAGCGTCGGGCCGGGAACGAGGCGGGCTCGCTTTATAAGTTCGCTATAAGCACTCATCACTTCTCTCCCTTCAGCGCGGCGCGGATCGTATTCAGTGTTGCTCGCCCCCACTGTTTGCCTTTCAGCGCAATCCGCATACAGGGTTCTTCGGACAAAATTCGAGACGCTGCAAACAATGTCTTTTCAGCTTCGCCCAACGCCACCTCCAGTTCCGCGATGCGGGCGTCACCTTCCGTCACTTGGTCGCGCAAGCTCTGGATTAGCTTTTCGTTTAGCTCCCCATGGCTTTCCAAGTGTGCAATCCGCTTCGCTTGCGCTTCGAGTGCGTCGGCAACCTGAATGCACAATCTATTAGCTGGATACGCGCGCATTCTTTCGACAAGTTCGCTGTAATCAGTCATCTTCCTGATCCCACATTTTGTATCGCCCGCTATTCCCTGTCCTGTCGCCCATAAGCGCCAGAACGATCCGCACAAAGCACATGCCGACGGTGTAGACGCCGATCGCTGTGAAGATATGAACGATCATCCAACGCCTCCGCCGCTGTCTTTGCTGAACAGATACCAAAGGATGATGTAGATCCCGACGAACATGAACACCGCGAATGCTGCCTCAAGCATCTCACCATCCCCATTTGCGCCAGCCGCAGCCTGCAACGATGCGGCCCGGCTTGCTCTTCTTCCACGATAGATCGCCATCAAGCGGGGCTTCAGACTTTGCCCGGCGCGCATTTGCAGCCTTAACTGCTTCAACGCGGCGCCGCTCTTCTTCTTCCCGCTGCTCTTGTGTCTTTGCTGCTGCTTTACGTTGGCGGGCTCGCTTATTGATTTCAGCCCGCATATCTAAATATTGACGTCGATACTCTGGATCTTCAGCGCATCGCTGTCTGATCTTATCGTAGCTGGTCATCCAAGGCCAATACCTTTTTTCTGACGCGCGCGATTCAGAACCTTGCTTGCCGCGTTGCGCGAGCAGCCGATGATGGCGGCGATATCTTTCACAAGCATACCGCCGGCGCTCAGTTCAAGCGCCTTCTGCTCGCGCGCTGATAGCTCGTCCGTCGGCCTTGTCGGCGTCGTCGGGCGTGGTCGCGGACGCGACGCAGAAGACGGCGCCGGCAATTGCACGGGCATCTCTGGCACTGGCGGCCAAGGCTCATAGTCAGGCTGTCTGTCCAGCCACTGCACTCGCGGCAGCGACAGAAGGATCTGTCGGCGGGCGAAAGAGCTATGTTTGGGGCGGGTATAGTCGGTGTATTGCGTAACGTATTTTGATTGCTTTTCCATTTCCTTCTCCCGGGGGAATCAGGATGACAGCCCCCTCATATCAACATCAATGCCTTAATTTTTTATTCCACGCTACCTTACCATCAAGCTCTGCGTCGTTCAATGTCTCAATGATGGATCCAACCATAATCTGCAAACAATTTATAGCGCCGCTCCTTGCTGGGAACCCTTCTGCAAGAATAAGAGACATGACGGCGCTCATAGCCTGAGTCGCCTCTATAGGATTGTCTGATACATCTGAAATCACATCAAGTATGCCTTCAGCCATCTCAGCTACTCTTTCCTTCTGCTCCTCCGGTATTTCGTTCTCTGGATCATATATCTCGAACATCACGCGCTTTCTTTTGCCGCCATGAGGATGCTCCGCAGAGCCTCGCGTTGCTCTGGCGTAAGAGCGCGCGAATCAATCGTCTTCGTTTCAACCTGAACGGCGCCGCCGTCCTTGCCGGTGATTTCAGTCTGCGTGCGCTCGGTGTAATCACTGCGGAAGCGCGCCTGCACAGATGTTTTCCAAACCAAAGCATTAAATTTTTCAGCGAACATGCCAGTTTTTGCAGCCCTCTCCCACCATGCTTGTTCATGGGTCTTCGCGCGCAATAGAGACTGTGCGAAATCTTCGTTTTCTTCCGCCCACCGATATAACGACGCACGGTCAACATCAAACTCTGCGGCATATTCTGCAGGGCCAGCCCCGCTTTCCCTGGCCATCTCGATAATGCGCTCGCAATACTCCGGCTTGTATTTCGTCGGGCGTCCGACGGGCCGCTTTGCCGGCTTTTCCTGTGTCATCTCAATCTCCTATGGTCGGGACGCAATGATATCACATCCCGACCACGATATGTAGTTACTCGAAGTCTGTATCGACAGCGGCCCCCGAAGCCTTGAGCGCGGCCTTTCCGAGCGGCAAGTCGGCGAGCATTCCGAGCGCTTCCATGTAGGTTGCGAGGATGGCTTTCTCCTGGGCGACCTTTGAGGCATCCTTTTTGCGGAGGGCGATGACCTGCTTCAGGATTTTGGGATCATAACCGTCTGATTTTGCTTCCGAATATATGCTTTTGATATCTTCGGCGATGGCGGCTTTTTCCTCTTCAAGCTTTTCAATGCGCTGAACGAGGCTTTCCAGATGGTTGTTGATAGACATATTCCGATTCCTTTATTTGTTTCGCGATATATTCCGCCTGCAGGCGGCAGTAGTCGCATGTTGCGTCGCAGGCTTTGGCGGAGATTGAAGCTGCCATTTGATTTCGATCATCAATCTCAACATTGAATCTGCATACCGCAGCAGCGACAATGTCGCTTAATTTCCCGTTCACTGTCAACCCCCGCTTTCCTTTCTGACCCGCTTGACAGCGGAAGAAACTTCCGATACATGTAGCCCATCAAATCGCTGATTGATATGGAGCCCGACGATGAAAACCAGCTTCTCCCTCAATTCTTCTGCCGTCAACAAATCCGCGGCCATCAGCCGCCATCAGCTTGCTATCAAAAATGCGAAGGAATTAATGGCAGTCGAGGGCAATGATCGTTCCTATTATGATTGGCACCGCCGAACCATAAAAGAGAACGAGAATGCGATCAAAGCTATTCTGGATGATCCAGACACAAACTGGAATTGATCTGATGTAGCGGACAAGGAAAAACAGGGGAGAGTAAAATGTTCTGCATCGTGGAAAAGAATAATCATCTTGCCATCCATAGCGTCTTTGACACAGAAGAGCGCGCCGTGCGGCATCTTTCCGTGGTCATCCCTGAATATGTAGCCCGTGGGTTTTTTATGGATAAAACGTTAACGCCCGATAGCTTTGTTGTCGTGCGGCGGAAATGAAGGTCGAAACGGGCGCTCGCGCCCGTCCGCCCGTAATGCGGGCGCTGATGAGACCTGAGACGCTCCTGTAGGCAGAACAGACGTCATATGGAGATTGATATGGCACGCATGAAAGAAGTCGCGCTTGAACTGGAATACTACACCACGAACTCGATCAAGCACACGGCGCTGATTTTGGCGGGGACGCATCCCGACAACGAGGAGGCGCTGAACGTCCTTCAAAGCCGGCTGACGGCAATTGAGTATCGGGACTTTATGTTCGACGTCGAGCGCATCATGGATAAATACCAGCACCGATGGTAAACTGGACAGGCCCGCGAGAATGCGGGCCTTTTTTTGGGAGGCACGCATGCGC